TATCCACAGAGTATCCGTGAGCTGCGGGATCCCGTTCAACATGTACCGGCTCAGGCATAAGTTTTCCACGGACCTCTATCATGATCAGGTCAATCCTGTTGCGATCCGTGATCTGATGGGACATGAGAGCGAGTCAGTCACCATGGACTATGCGGTCAGTTCCGAGGAGGAACGGCAGGAAGCTGTCCGGAACCGGAAGTACTCCTGAAATTTTCGGCAGATTTTCGGCAAAACATTCGACATTAGTTCGACATTGGTTCGACACTCGGTCGTTCAGAGAATATCCTAAAAGCATTAAAAAACCGCATGATTATGCGGTTTTTCGTTTATTTCGACATCAGACCTGCAATAGATCTACAGTCGAGCATGGTGACCTCTGAGGGACTCGAACAGATATCGGAAAAGCCTATGTTTATGCGATTTTTTAATATTCGCCTCGGATTTTCGGCAGATTTTTCGCCAAAAACTAAGTGCATCGGCAGGACCATGTTCGGTATGCTGAAGAATAGTATGCCCAGCAGGATCAGCATCGAACAAATCAGCAGCTCAATTACGGTTCTCATTTGATGAGCTGCCAGCCGGCAGGATATGCCTCAGGTGTCCAGACGTTGGATGGGATCAGAGACTCATAGATATGTCCGTCCCAGTATCCCCTCTCACCAAGAGCGAAGGCTTCCGCAGCGCTGATCGGGTCCGGGATGATACGACATCCATCCACGTACTCGATCTTCACCCATAGGCTCGGAGCCATATCAGGCGCATTCTCCTCACGGTCCCACAGATCGACTGCAGCCTGGTGCAGGATCCCGTTGAAGTTGACCCTGGTACCGGCTTTGATCAGTGATCCGTCATAGTGCATGGATCGGTACAGTTCCGGAGTGACCGATGCGCCTTTGTCATCGATGATATCACGCATCTGGACGAACAGTGTCAGAAATTCTTCAAACGTCATCAGAGCACCTCCTGGATCCTGCGCTGGAACTCAGCCTCAAAGTCTTCCGGCTCCGGCTGTGGTTCAGGCTCTGGTGCGGGAGTGATCGTCCAGATCTGCACGATCTCTTCGCCCTGTACTTCATAGTGATCGACATAATCGTATCCCTGTTCCGGCACAGGTTTCTCCGTGTAGCGGACCGGAAGATATCCAAGCAGAAGCAGGACATCTTCCGGAGGATATTTGATCGTCAGCGTTTCGGGGGAAAGTCTCAGCTTTCCGTTCTCATCTACTTTTCCGTAGTCCCTATGCGTTACCTCACATTTCAAACGGCTTGTTTGTGTACCCTTTTGCACACACACCGCTTTCCATAGTTCTTACCTGCTTTAAAGCCTCAATGGCGATACGCAGGTCTTCTTCTTTGCACTCCACGTATGTCATCGGATTTTCTACCATATCGGTGAACACCTCCAATGCGTGAATTCTTTCTTCCTCTGTCATGTTTTTCTCCTCACGGATACCCTCCGCCTGCGATGTTCACTATAGATACTAACATTATCCACAGCAGAATCATCAGCAGGCAGAGAATACATTGTAGTTGTTTCATTTATATGCAGAAGCCGAGAGCCACGCCGTAAGTGTAGCTGGGAGGGTTATTTTGGTTATTGCCACCGTTGCCGACATAGTCGAAGCTGGTACCGGAGTAGGCACTGCGCAACCACCAAAAGTTAGCTGATGTAGTTCCATATGTATGCTTGATTCTCTTTGCGTTGGTGTTCTTAAACAGAGAATAATACAGGCTTGAATTCCCGAAACACTCCGCATAAGACGGAATCCACACATCATCTGTTGTAGTCTGTGTTTCGCCTGTTCCTGCTGTGTTACGTGCCGGCTGTGTCTTAGTGACTCCAAGGATTGCGTTTCTGACTTCAGACGGAATCAATGGCTTGACAGTATTATTCAAATAATAACGCATCTCCGAATGTTCCCATCCACCAATAGTGCCTGTTCCTAACTCATAATTATCCAAACTTCTAACTGTACAATTTGCAATAACAATATTGTCAATGGTAACGCGTGCATCTACAACGGCTTTTGATCCATCGTTTGATGTATTGCAGAGATGAATAGTGGCAGTACTAGAATAGTCTTGATTAGTAGTTGTTAATTCATAATCAATTGTATAGGTCGTACCATTCACAATTGTCAAATCATAGTTTGTATCGGATACTACCATAGTGTTGGCGACTTCAACACCGTCTATTTTTAACGAGAAGAACGCCCTGTCCTTATCTCTGCTACCGCCAGCAGTAACATACCTAATACGAAGGGTCTCGTCCTTAACTGCGGTAACGGTGAAAGTGATTTTGGCGGTGTTGTTTGCAACGTATCTATTATTTGCCGTCCATTTGTTGTAATATAAATTTGTTGTAGAGGTGGAAGCCCGTGTAAAACTCGGCCCTTCCTCATACTTATAGTTCGTTACAAGCCCAGGATTCATCTGATGCTTCGTCTTTAGTACATCTTCGCAGATCCATGAGATATGTGCCGCGCCCTGTCCATCTGCTCGTGTATCCACATCGAATCCGGCAATCTGCATGTTCACATATCCTTCAGACCCAAGGTTCAGTGACATCGTGTCTCCAACAGCATATCGTGTTGCGTAGTCTCCTTGCTGAACATGCTGAAGAATTTCTGCCCATGTATCTGTGATGGTGTGCTCGGGTTCGGGTGCTTCAAACTGTGCGTAACAATTAGTATCTCCTGTAATATTTTGACCAGTCGGCTCAAATCCTTTAAACGAATTTCCACTACTATCTGTTGGAGTACTACCAGTATAAGTAGCTGACCCTCCGTACTGTACATTTGGTACTGTCTGCAATAATGTTGTGCCGTTGTAGAATTTTACGGTGTATGTCCTTACTGTTGCTGTGTAGGCGGCATAAACCGTTCTGTCAGCTGTAACATTCGTCAGTGCGTCGCTGTCTGCAGATGTTGCGTTTTTGCTTTTACTCCATCCAACGAACGAATAATTGTACTGAGCCGTGCTCGATCTTGACGGTGTACCTGTGTATCCGCCATTACCGCCATCAGTGATACTTTCAGTGTGAATCAGTGTGCTGCCGTCATAGTTGTAGTAGTACAGGTTAGCCGTCACGTGGTCTGCTGTTACAGTGACATACGGATATCTAGAGTTGAATGCCGCTATGTCAGCACCAGTCAGATTAGTCGTGTGGATCGTTCCGCTTACCTGTGCATTTTCCATGTTGTTGCCGGATTCATCAAGTCCACGCATGGTATCGAGTTTATCTAAGATAGCAGAGATCGCCGCAGCATCTGCAGCAGTCCAATAAAAGCCGATCAGCCTTACACGACTGTTAGCGGCCAAACCCATGACTATACTCTTGCTGTCAACAGCAGCTGATACGTTCTCAAGTCTCAGTGTAGTGATGCTTGAGAAGTCATCGTTAGCTACAGTGAAGTCGTTGATCGCCGTCTGGTTCCGGATCGTGAGGTTCGTAATCGTGTCAGGCAGATGGAGCGTTTTCAGGATACCGCCGTTCGGCAGCGTGATACTTGTGATGGATGTGCCTTCAAAATACACGTGCTCGATGTTTGTACAGCCGGAGATGTCGACAGCCTGAGCAAGAGCCACACAGTTTCGGACGTCAAGTGTTCCGAGCAGGACGTTGTTGCCAAGGTACAATTCAGTCAGATTACCATTCTGATAGTTGCCGCCTTCGCCAAGCTTTAATGACTGGAGCTTCGTTGCGTTGGTGAAGTCTGCATAACCGACCATCAAGCCTGAGAGATCTCCTACACTCTTCAGCTGACTCGCTGAATAGATATAGATTTCAGTATCATTGACATTGTCCAACGGGCATACCAGCTCATACGCCTGGTTCCTCGCCGCTCTGGTCTGCACCAGGTAAGAGCCGTATTTGATCGAAGCATATATGTCAGCATATGGTGTGACGGTGATATTCGCCTTGGCATACCCACGGACAGTGATGACATCAGTCAGAGCATCGCCGGCATTGTATTTCGAGTCGATATATCTGAACCTGTTGTACAGCCACCACTTCCGCTGTTCTTCCTTGGATCCCTGAGCCATGCTGAGGTATGAGCTGTTGTTATCCTCGATCAGCGGGTCGATATACTTGTAGAAGGCATCCTCATTGAAGATGGCCTCAGGCCATTTATCCTGATGCGTCTCGAACATTTCCTCGACCTTGCTGTAAGAAAGCTTCCCGGTGGAGCGCAGAGTCTGATACATACTCTGCAGCTCATCACCGAAACACGCTCTGAGGTTAGTCCACAGCACGGAATCCTGACCGTTGTATACGTCCGCTCCACCTTCCGTCTGGTCGATGTCTTCTAAGTTATATGAGAATACCAGCGCACCTTCGTTATTGATACCGATAGCGGTATCCATATCGTATGGCAGAAATACTATTTTTTTGCTCATAGATCAGACCTCCGATCCCATGAATGACGGGAACATGTTCTTTGCGCGGGAGTCGACCATGAGGAAGAGCTCCGTGAAGAGATAATAGAATTCAGCGCTTTCCAGTTCGACCCAGTCTCCGAGCTCAGCCTTGAACTTGGCAAGTCTGTATTCCGATGTATCGTTGCTGTACGTCACTCCGTCATACACCACAGAATTGCTCAGGGCATTGCCGGTGGCTGCTGTGGTGTCGGTTGAGACGATCCACTTAGCGAAGGCTTTCAGCTGTGCGTTGTTCGTATATGCCGGGTCAGTATCCGGGTATCTGGCCTCGAAGTCGCTGAGCCAGGCTGTACCGGTGTAGTCATCAGACTTCCATACGACACGGCTCGATGTGTTGTTCAGAATCTCCCAGGACTCATCACCTTCCTGGAATCCGAAGACATCTTCCGTTGACTTGTCATTGTTGAAATTGTACTTTCCTACAAAGGACACTGTAGTGCCGTCATCCCAGAAAATGACGATAGGGAAACCGTCAATGCCTTGTCTGATACGCGCGTCCTCCTGCTGTGCCGGAGTCTCGTACGGGCATGCGTCGTTGTACAGTCTTACGAGCTCCACATTGTTGGCACCTTCGGATGATGCTACGTCCGCTTTGAAACAGAACGTATTGACCGGAATGCTGTCGCTTCTCAGTTTATACTTTGCTGTTGCTGTAGAGTCTCCGTTCATAACGAAGCCGTTCTTAAACTTAGCTTTGTAGTTTTTTCTCGCGTAGTATTGCGAGGAAGTACCCTGAACGTCAAACTGTGCATCGGTAAAGGTAAAGCTGTTAGCCTCGTTGACAGGGTCAACATAATATCCACTGACTGTCTTCTTGTCACCCTTGTACTGAGGCAGCTCCGGAGCCTGAAGTACCATGTACGGCAGATCATGAGGGAGCTTCTCAATAACGATCTGACCATAAGCGTCGTAGACATTGTTCCTGTTGTATCTATCAAGCATGTCATCGATACTCTGGGAATCTGCGATCCAGTTATCCAGCAGCTGATACCTTGTCAGGTCGTTGTCATAGACCCTGATATTGTAGATGTCAGTTGTGCAGCTGTTGGAACCGATACTGATATACGCAGGTGTCGCCTGTGAGAAGTCATCATCGTCCGGGTAACGGATGACACCGGACATAATGCCGTTGATATAGCAGTATATGAGCCTCTGTTCAGTACGCTTTTCTACTACGAAGGCAATGCGTACATGCTCATCGTCTTTGAACTGTGTGCTGATTTCTGACTGTTCTGATGTGAGTCTAGCCAGCTGCGGGGTAATCTTCAGCCCGCGGTCGTCAGACAGACACGACATGATCGTCGCGTCATAGTTCATGACGTTCTTCGTAGCGAGCTCTACCTCGATGGTCTTGCCCGTCGTACGGAAGTCCGTGGCGAAGATGCGGTACGGAATGGTGACTCTTGCGTCACCTGCTACACGCAGCACTGTCTCGCCTTCCGCATCCATCTGCCAGCCGTCAGAGGTCCAGTTAAAGCTGTCGAGCTGTGCCTGGATGTTCTCATAGCGCCAGATAGATCTGTTCGTCTCACTGTTAGACCTTCCTTTGCTGGTCAGGTACAGTGCGAGGTTCTGTGTCTCCGCCTCAACGTCGATGTCGCTTTCAGTAACGGTCAGGTTGATCGTCAGTGTAGTAGTAGAGCTTCCGCTTCCTGCTACGATGCGGATGACCTGCCCGCCGATGGTATCGACGCGATAGTTGAATGTCTGCTTCGTACGGTCAGCGGTAAGATCAGCGACCTCGTCACCGGTGACGTAAATCTTCACAGGTGTGGTGAGCGCTGACGGGTTGTACACGAAGTATCCGATCTTCAGTGAGGTATACTGAGGCACCGTTGAATCATGGAAGTCTGTGGTGATAATGACTGATGAGTTTCCTTCCTCGAGGCAAATCAGCTCGTAGTACAGTGTGTTGGACGTTACTGTGCTGCCATTCACTGATGCGGTGAAGTAGCACTCAAACGTATGCATGCCATGCGTCTGAGCCGGAATCGTGAACGTCTGCTGACGTCCTGATGTAGTTACCTCGGTAACGCCTATCTGACTGCCGTCGATCTTGAAGTATACGGTCTTTGTCAGATTGCCGACAGGAGTGTAGGCGAATTGGACCGCACCGGTGTATGGGACAGACGCGTCGAAGCTCGATGTAACGTACAGATTCACTACGATAACTGTAAAGGACACTGTTCTCGTATTGCCGTATACGTCCGTAACTCTAAGCTTGACTATGTTCGTTCCGGCACCCAGATATGGTGCAACATTGATGGTTATCGTGCCCTGTGCTATATCCTGTGTCACCTTTGTTGAGCTGCCGACGAGGACCTTGAGAGTACCCGGTCCGGTTGACGAGCCGGTTTCCACTGAAGACCAGTTGATCGACAGGTAGCAGTCGTCGGATGCTGTTATCGTGCTTGAGTTCCAGCCGGTGTTGTTTGTAACTGTAAGTATTGCGTTATTGCCTCCGCTGCCTCCGCCACTGCTGGCGAACGGTCCGATAGGACCTGCTACGATCTCTCCGTCTGATGTCAGGTACAGATACCCGTCTTCCTCATATGCGTCATCGATCTTTTCAAGGATCGTTGCTTTCATCTGAGCAACATCGTCCTGTATCTCATGATATGACTGTATATCCTCTCGGAGTTCGGCAATCTCGGCCAGATACTGTTCGATCTGAGCGATGATCTCCGGATCGTCCGGGATGTTGCTTCCGTTTGGTTCAATACCAGGCAGGACAGTACCGCAGTAATAAGTCGTGTTGTATTCTTTAATTACCTCATTTCCGTCCAATAATCTGGCACAGATTGAAAATGGTACCGTCCCCGCACTGGCGCATACCTTGTGACTGATAGGCCAGTCGAACGTGATCTCATCTTCTTTTGTAACTACATTATCCGCAAGCGCTGAATCTGTCTCTCCGGCGGCAGTCCTGTAGTTGATGCGGATCAGAAAATCAGTCAGATCATTACCATCGACATATCTGGGCATCCTGAAATGTTTCGTTTCAACATCGCGATCGTTGTACACACCCAGCACATTTTCGCCAGATGGTACTGTCATAGTTCTCAGGTCGCTATTAATAATAATGTATTCCCTAGACGCTCTCCTTTACGGTTC